GGAGCAGTGACAATGACATTACCAGCATCGCCAAGCGCTGGAAATATTGTTGCTGTTAAAGATTACAATGGAAATTTTGCAACAGCAAATTTAACAATTGCTAGAAATGGATCTCCTATTAATGGAGCTAACTCTGCAGATGTAATTGTAAATACCGATGGAGCATCAATTGTTTTAGTTTACGTAGATGCAACACAAGGTTGGGTAGCAACTCAAGATGATGAATCAACTTTTGCAGGTGAAGCTTTTATAGAGGCAACTGGCGGTAATACAGTTGCTACTTGTGGTAATTGTAAAATACATACATTCACTGGACCAGGCACTTTTGCAGTTAGTCAGGCAGCAAGTTGTGCAACAAATAACAAAGTTTCTTATTTAGTCATTGCTGGAGGTGGCGGAGCTGGACATAGTTTTCCAACTAGTAACGCTGGTGGTGGCGGTGGAGCTGGTGGATATAGAGAAGTAAAAAATCCAATTAATCCTTTTACAGCAAGTCCTTTAGATGGTTTTTCTACACCAGCAAATGTAATAACAGTAACAGCAACATCTTTTCCAATAACAGTTGGAGGAGGTGGTCCAGGAGCGACTGGAACTCCAGGTGCTACTTCAGGTTCACCTTCAATTTTTTCAACAATAACTGCAGCAGGTGGAGGAAGAGGCGGTGCAAATGGACCAGGCACACCATCAGCTGCTGCTACAGGCGGTTCAGGTGGTGGAGGTGCTGGAGGCACATCTTGTGCATCTATTGGTACTGGAGCAGCGGGAAATACACCCCCTGTTACTCCTGCACAAGGTAACTCTGGTGGAACTAACTACAAAGTGGCTACAGGAAATCCTCCAGATAACCCTGGAGCAGGTGGTGGAGGAGCTTCGGCTGCTGCACCTGATGCACCAACAGGTGCAGGTGGAAATGGTGGAGCTGGTGTAGCTACAAGTATTAATGGTACACCGACAACAAGAGCAGGTGGTGGAGCAGGTGGTGGAAGTCCAAATGGCACAGGTGGAACAGGTGGTGGTGCAGATTCTGGAGGTAATGGAACAGATAATACTGGGGGCGGTGGTGGTGGCACCATGAATGGAAGTGCTGGTGGTAATGGTGGTTCAGGATTAGTAATAATAAGGTATAAATACCAATAGGTAAATTATGAGTGAAATAAAAGTAAATAAAATTAGTCCAAGAGCAAATTGTGGTACAGTTCAATTAGGAGATAGTGGAGACACTATTAGTATTCCTGCTGGTGCAACAATTACAAATAATGGAACACAAACAGGTTTTGGTAGAACCGGAACTGTCAACTGGCAAACTGCAATCAAGACAAGTGGTTTTACAGCAGCAAATGGTGAAGGCTATTTTATAGACACTAACAGCGGAGGATTTACAGTAAATTTACCTGCGGGATCTGCAGGGGATATAGTTGCTTTTAAAGATTACAGAAATACTTTTGATACAGGTGCTTTAGTAGTTGCTCCTAACGGAACTGATAAAATTGGAGGTGTTAATGCAAATGCAAATTTTTCAACTGAATCACAATCAGTTACATTAATATTTACAGATTCGACAAGAGGGTGGTTAGATATTCACGATTCAACAACTGCAGCAACAGGAAATAATTTCATACTCGCTACTGGAGGAACAGAGACTACTTCAGGAAATGATAAAATTCATACCTTTACAGGTCCAGGAACTTTTACAGTTACTGGAACATCTCCTTGTGCAGCTAATAACGTGGTTAGTTATTTAGTAATTGGAGGTGGTGGTGGTGGTCAAGCAACTAGAGGAGGAGGTGGTGGAGCAGGTGGTTTTAGAGAAGTTAAATCTCCGTCCACTCCATACACAGCTAGTCCTCTGGATGGTTATCCAAATTCACCAAATAGAGTTACGGTTACAGCAACGGCTTTTCCAATAGCGGTTGGTGCTGGCGGAGCTGGTGGTACTCATAGTCCCGCTACAACTTCTGTAAATGGAGTCAATTCAACATTTTCAACAATTACAGCCGCTGGTGGTGGAAGAGGTGGTGGGCCAAAAGGTTGTGGTAGTTTAGCAGGTGGTGATGGTGGTTCAGGTGGTGGTGCATATAATCCAGGAAGTGCTGTAGGTGCAGGAAATACACCACCCACAACACCAGCTCAAGGAAATGATGGTGGTTTAGGTGCTGGTGCACCAAAATATGGTGCTGGCGGTGGTGGTGGAGCTGGCGCAGTAGGCTCTAATGGATCAACGAGTGCTGGGGCTAACGGTGGAGCTGGCGTATCAACTGAAATTACAGGATCCGCAGTTACAAGAGCTGGTGGCGGCGGTGGTGCTGCTTATAATACTTCTAGTGTAGGATCAGGAGGTTCAGGTGGTGGAGGTGACGCTTCTCCAGGTTCAGGAACACCATATGTTGGAGGAGCTGGAACTGATAATACAGGTGGCGGTGGTGGAGGTAATAGTAATTTAGCACCAGGAGCACCGGGTCCTTGCGGAGCAGGTGGTAATGGTGGCTCTGGTATAGTTGTGATAAGGTATAAATTTCAATAGTTGAATGGTAATTAAAATTAATATATAAGGAGAAACATTATGGCACATTTTGCAAAACTAGGAGCTAACGGAAAAGTTATATCAGTATTAACTTTAGATAATAAAGATATGTTAAATGCTGATGGTGTTGAAGACGAATCAGTAGGTCAACAATATTTGGAATTACACAATAATTGGCCTGCACAAATGTGGATTCAAACATCTTATAATACTTCAGGTAATCAACATAAATTAGGTGGTACACCTTTTAGAGGAAACTATGCAGGTATTGGTTATGAATGGGATGAGGATAATCAAATTTTTTGGGGTAAAAAACCTTATCCTTCTTGGGTAAAAGATACTACAACTGCAAGTTGGAAATCACCAATCGGCGATGCTCCTGAATTAACAGAAGAACAACGCACAAATAAACATTACATTTGGAATGAAGAAGGTCAGTCTTGGGACTTGACAGATATATAAGTGTAAATTACAAAGGTATGTGGTATGCAAAAGAAAGTATTATCTGAAATAGCATTATATTACGGTGATGTGGAGATGCCCAAAGATTGGGACATTGATCGAGATAAATTACAACAAGATATATTAACTTCAAATGTTACAGATTCACCTTTTCCATTTTCAAAAGAGTTAGATAAATTAAATACTTATATGAGAGAACACATAAATTTAAATTATGAGTTTACTTTAGTTAATAAAAATATATGGGGTAACATGTATAAACCTCAAGAAACAACCATACCTTTACTAAATATAGATCCTGTGGACCTACGTAATTCACCAGACTATACATTATTGTATGGTGTAAATGTTAAAAATTGTATGGTTAGAATACATTATGAAGATAATAGACGTAAAGGCAGAAGCTGGGATGTAGAACTTACAAACAATAAATTTATCATGTTTCCATCAACTAATATGTATTACTTAACTAATAATCAAAAGGATAGTTTAAATTTTGTACAAACAATAACATATGAATATATCTAATTATTATTGGTATTTTAGTGGTGTACTTACATCAAAATTTTGTGATGAAGTAATACAATATGCTAATGCACAAAAAGAAGTAATGGCTAGAACAGGTGGCTATGGTGACAAAGAATTAAATAAAGAAGAAGTCAAAAATCTACAAAGAAAAAGAAAATCAGATTTAGTTTGGTTAAATGACACTTGGATCTATAAAGAATTGCACCCATACGTTCACGAAGCGAATAGAAACGCTGGTTGGAATTTTGATTGGGAGAGATCCGAATCTTGTCAATTTACAAAATATAAACTTAATCAATATTACGATTGGCACTGTGATAGTTGGGATAAACCTTATGATAGGAAAGATCCTAATAATCCAGAGCACGGTAGAATTAGAAAACTATCTATGACTTGTCAGTTAACAGATGGGTCAGAATACAAAGGTGGAGAATTAGAATTTGATTTTAGAAACTATGATCCACATATGAGAGACGAATCAAAACATAGAGTGCAATGTAAAGAGATATTACCAAAAGGATCTATTATTGTGTTTCCTAGTTTTGTGTGGCATAGAGTTAAACCAGTAACATCAGGCACAAGA